CGTCCTGCCAAAGTCCGTTACACGTCAGCTTAGCTGATGCTAAGTGTGTTTTACTAACGTGTGCGTACCCTACCCTTCTTCGCATTGCGCGAAGTGGAGCGTCGTCGCTTCATCACATTCCTCATTACGAGGGCGTGAGCCGCAATCATTGCCGGCATAAGCTCATAGACGTGGATAGGGCATGGACTACTCGGTGCATACACCCGTGGTGACACGGTCATACGCACTCCCGTTACCGTCGAAGACTGTGGAACATCGAAGATGACAGGCGACATGCCTGGTTCTTGAAACCCATTACGTCGTCTCTCACCCGAAAGGGCGGAGAGGTGCCAGAGGAGGGCGGAACGCCATCCCCACGTGGGTTTCGTCTTCGGTATCACAGAGTAGGCCGAGAATGAACCTACACTATCTTTGACTTTTATCAATTTCCTCGAGTAAGCTTCTCCAGGAGGTATAAAGACACCAGAACCGGAGTCATCATTGAAGGGGACGAGCCTAAGCTCTTCCGCAACCAAGAACGACGCGGCCAGTTTCTCTAGACTGGAGTCACTGTAGGCCAGACCGTTGAGCCCGTTGACAATATGGGACCAATCGCGTCTGCTGCGAGGGTATCTTCGGAAATAAAACGGCGTAACTAGCCGCCCGAAGAAATAATCACCCCCACAGGATTCACGGAAGTTACCTTCCGTGAATGTCTTTTCCGTATTGATACGGAATCCGAGGAACTTGAGGAACCGCACATACTCCGGTACTAAATCGACCGGAATAATCACGTCGTCGCCGTAAACGAGAGCCTTTCGAGCTCCCACAGCGCGCGCGGCGGCCCAGAAGATGAGGGTCTCAATAACGAAGGTACTTCCATTCCCCATAGAGGAGAACTTAGCGTACGTCCCGTTACCGATCTCTCCGGTGTACTCCTCACACCTGAATTTGCGGAGAAATTCCGCCCATTCGTGAGGAAAGAGCAAGTGGACTGCGTTCAACGCAGTTGAATCACTCGCTTGCTTCATATCCACCGTTGCGTCTTCCCCGTCAAGGGAAGCTTTACAAGCAGCGGACTGGTGCACCGACTGGCCATGGCGTAAGTCTATACCATAAGGTAATAGACGATCCTTCACATAGCTATCAAACGACAGTTGGAAAGGCGTTGCGCCTTCCGGTTCTGCAGCGATAGTTCTGTGCGTCTGCCAGTTCTTCAATACGAAGACTATCCTATTCTTGGATACAATCTTCGCTTGTTGGTTATCATGGCCGAAATACCTAGCCATGGTAGTGAGGTAACGTACAGCGCCAATCGTCGGCACTTCCATTCGGCCTGAGATCTTCAGGTGCGAGAGGGAGCGCTTCCTTGGGCGCGAGTAAGCTGCGCCGTCTGTCATGCGAACTCTTTTAGGGAGTTCCTCATGAAACTGCAGTATAGGGCCTAGTACAGAAGCAATCAGCTTCTGTACACGTCGAATGTAGACAGCCATGTCTGCATCCACCCGATTAGGGTTGCGACCGTAATGGTCGAGGCGTTTGTTGGCGATCCGACATAGTTTCTCTGCTTCGTGAAACGCCGCAGTGGCGTTCGCTACACAGAGACTATCGTCGGCCAGATCTGAGTTCTTCTTGAAGAAGGCCTCGATCTGCCTAAGGTGAGTCCATTCGTACGTACCACGAGGTACGAAATCAGACGACTTTGCCAATGACTTCCAGTCATTGGACTTGCAGCAGAGCTCCAGGTGTGTCATTGTTTCTTCTGTGAAACAACTCCTGTAGCTCTCGGTGTAGGCGCGGGTCATTGCGATCCCGAGCCTGACAGATTCGGCCTTGTGGTCGAGCCTTGTCATGACGTCGTCTCCCCTGTTCCGTATCAGGCGTTCCAGCCTTCAACGGAGGTGAGTAGCATCTATACACAATATCGTGCATAAATACCTTGGTGCACTGATCTACTGCTCCGCAGTAGATCAGCCCCGCCATCATACAAATGATGAACGAGGGGACCATCTCACTTGAGATAGTTCTGCGTAGTGATAGCAGCGGCGAATTCGTCGCTGGCAACGATCTCACGGAACAGCGCAAGCGCTGCAGCCTGATTAGTTGCATCACCACCCACGGGGGAACGAGAGGTCGCACCGATGAAGTGCTTCTGCGTCATAGGCGCACCGTCGGCATCGACGCATCCAAAGGATACGTTGACTTCAGTCTGAGCAATATTGTTCAGATTGCCGGCGGCGGGCACACGACGCCTCTGCACAACTACTCGCGGAAGCGAGACAGTGTGACTTGGTGCGGTGTATAGCCGCGAGTTTGCGGAATCCGAGAACTCCGTAAGGACAGTCGTAATGGCTGCCATAACCTTAACTCCTAGCAAGGTTGAAGGGTTAAGAACCTATCTGAAGTTGGTAAGAACGCTCGTTAGAGAGCGCAACTTGTCAACGGATAGATTCACCTTAATCCGTAGATCTTTATAAGTGGGGTTGGGTTGCGGAACACGTAACTTGAGGACTTCCAGTCCTTCAGATGTTGCGTTCGCGGTCCCATTCAAATACACAGTACCTAGCGACCTAACGTCGTGTAATGTACTGCTCCTTACCACGCTTACCAAGTAGCCCAAAGAAGCAACAGTTTCTGTTGCTGTCCTCAAGACGTACATGGCTGTGAGCCACTCCCCGAAATTGACAAACCAGTCAATCATCCAGGAGTAGGGTACCATTTCCCACAGAGTAGTGGGTCCGTCCAAGAAGTAATTAGGACGGTCAGAGTACCTAACGAGGACGTGAGAACTAGCGGTTATATTGTATTCGTCTACGGTGCTAACCGAGCCGAACACCCCGCTAGTAGGCGATTCACTGGCTATAGACGCGGTCCAGACACCATTCTGGACAAAGTGCGCCGAACCATGCGATTTGCCTGACTTCTGTGTAATCACTGGCTTCTTCATGAAGTCGTGCACAGTTTGAACGTCCCTCACGATCTGGCCATAGGCATACTGCCCGGCCATCCAAGTTGTGGCGAAGAGCTTGAATGCAGAGCCGAAACGACCTCTCTTGTGCGCTGCCTTTTGGCATCGTTCGAGTAAGTCGCGGAATTCCTCTGCTGCTCCCTCCACTGTGCTCACAGTTTTACGCATCTCAGCGAGCATCGTACCCAAGTCTAGGGTAGGTGCTGCGTTGGCATACGCAGATACTAGCAACGCACGGACATCAATATCCGCGCCAATTGCAGTGGCTTCCAGTACATCAGGACCTTTAACAGTCCCGTACCAGCCGCCAAAGTCCTTCGTGATGTACCGATAACACGTACCAATCTTGGTAGTGTAAGAGGCTTGGCCCATATGGGCGGTCGCCTGTCCCGAGTAATTTCGGTAATAGTTCATCGGTATAAGCTTACCTTCTTGAAGGCGCTTATAGTATTCCGGTGTCGAGGTTCTTCGCAGTTCCTCGAATTCACTATGTACCACCGACGTGCCCAGCTTTGTAGCTGAAGCCGCCGTACAACCGGACGCGGTCTGTGAAGACCAACGTTCCTGGGACTCGGATACATCTCTAAAGACTTTAGTATCAAACATGGAAGTTTCCTACGAAATAGCTACGGAGCTATTTCGCCCCATAGGGCACAAGGATTGTACCCAGAGAGCTTTGGAAAGCTCTCCAGGCCCCCCCGGCATTGCCGGGGG